TGCTCATCTTCGGTAGGCTGACCATTGTTAAAGTTAATCATCATTGTAGGTGCAAAGCCGTTCTGGATATTTGTCAAGTGATATGTACCTATCTCTTCATCTATCTCAGCCCATTGCAAAGCACCAGCGTAATCAACTGGGCTAAAGTAAAAGTAACCAGCTGCGTATGGCTTAATAACCATTATTTGAGATTCCTCGCCTCTTGCTCCAGTAAATGCCTCTATGCGTCTTGGGGCATATTGTTTTTTTCTTGACTGCGACCAATCGTCAGAATAGTAATAAGCCTTAATGTCACCCTCTTCTGCTTTCTCTGGTCTTAGGTTTTGCATTGGTATATGCTTCGCCATCAAAATTTCAGTCCTACCCTTGTTCCATACTATATTAAAAGCACCTTGTCCGAGTAGCTTTAAATCATGAGCAACTCGCTTCAAATCATCAGCCTTAAATATAGACTTCATTTTAGCGTGGTCTAACGGCTTCTTACTCTCGTTAGTACATGATAACCCCTCTCCGTAGATTTGGTCGCTTACAGATGAGATAATCGCGTTATTTACGGCACTACCGTTGTATCTGTCTATAAGATATTCAAAGTAGTTATTATCATCCCCATAAAAAACCCATTCTTTCGATGCTGATTCCTTTGCTTTTGGAGATTTCTCTGCTGCTAAATTTACTATTCTTAAACTCATATTTTTAGATATACGGAATTAGTTGGGTTTGCCTCTGCTTGTTTAACGTAGGTAACTTGACTATCGCCACCAACCCAAAACTTTCCAGTTTCTCTCTTTGCTATAACAGAAGCATCTGTGATGTCTGTATTTGTGTCGCTCGTTTGCTCGTAAATATCGTATCTAAAGAACGATGTTTCTTGATATACTACTCTGTCCTCTGCCACGTTATCAGTTGCATAGAACGTAAAGGTAAATTTAGTGTTTCTTGCGTTAAAATAATTCTTTGTTAATACAACGCTTCTACTTACTTTAGTTTGTAAGTTGGTGGTATTAAGTAGAAAGTAATTAGAACGGCTTACAACGTCATAATCCAACGGAACGTAAAGTTCTGCTGAGTAATCTGAATCGCTTGTTACACTAAAGATATACATTATTCTTTTGTGTTTTCTTGTACTAATTGAACTGCCTCGTCAGATGTTAATACTGCGTTGTTTGGATATTCTAATCCTTGACCTAAATCAAGTAAGTATGAAACCTCACCACTCAACCAGCTTGCAGTAAACTCTAATATATAAAAGTTTGAACCGTCTTTAGTAAATGTCAAAACTCTTCCGTATTGCCGTTTATTATCCTCGCCCATCTCTGCGTAGGTTGTCGGTAGGATTTGCACCAAAGCACCCTCTTCGTCAAACTCTGCTCTTCGGTAACGAGAAAACAAGTCTGGTATTTCAGAATTGTACGTTTCTTCGTTTAAACAAATGTATATATTTCCTATCATTTTTTTAGTTGTTATGTCCTGACTTTGTTGCGTTATAGTTTTGCTCTATCTCGTCTGATGAAAGTTCTCTATTGTAGAATTTAACATCGTCAATACGTTCATTGTAAAATCTATCATTTGCAGTACCATCCCAAGCCACTTTCTTACTTCCAGTATTTGACATAGCATTAGTTTGTGAGATTGTATTTTCAAGCGTTTTATTTATATATAGCTTAACAGAGCCATTTACATCTCTTGTTAGTGCAAAATGCACCCAGTCGCCTATATTTTGAGTAGTAGTAGTTGTTATATAATTACCACTTACGAATGCTGAAATTTTATTGTTGTTTTCGGATGCAATAGAAAAAGAGCCTGTCGCAGTCAAGTTTGCCCCATTGCTATAAATCACATTGAAACTACTTGCTGCTTGAACAGTATAATTAAACTTAGCCCAACCCATAAAGCTAAACGCACCCTCATCAACATTATTACAACCTGGTATATCAAAAGCACTATCATCCAAAACCTCTGCATACCCAGTACCGTCTAAATTAAATCCACTTCCTTTAACCCTTACTGCGTTACCTAAGATGTCTTTCTGTGAATCGGTAGCAGATGATATAAGTGTTGCGTCTGTTACGGCAGTTCCGTTTGTTCTTCTAAATGCACTTAAAGAATCTCCTACGTTTACCTCTTCTTGTGCGCCCCAAAGTATAACCTCTGTAAGTGTGCTTGAGCCTCTAAAATCAACGGCATAGAAATTACCAGCAGCAGCTGAACCAGAAGTTGCGCTAAATCTTTGCCATTCGTTTGTAATTGTAAATATGGAGTTGGTATTTCCAAAATTAGATGTTAAATGAACCGTACCAGTACCAGAAACAGTTTTAGCCCATATACTACGAGTAACTCCAATATTAGGGTTTACATTAGCGTCAAACAAAATACCAATTCCATTTTGACTAACTTTATAAGCCGTAGCAGTACCATCTGGGGCGATATACCCACTATCTAAATCAACACCATTTATTGACCAATGAGAGTTAGAAAAATCATTAGAATACGGAAGAACATTACTCCCCTTACTCCAGTTCATCATACCCAACTGTGGGATTCTCTCTTGTGCATCGTCATAGGTAGCACCTAAAGATGAGCCATCGTAGGTTTCTCCATCTATGTTGTAGACTTCTTTTATTGATATACTATTAATAACAGCATTAAAAACACCAGTTTCTCTTGAAATAGAAATATCATTATTAATAAGTCCAGTTCCACTTGGAGTAATATAAATTATATTTTCTCCTACTGTATTGAATGTTACTTTATTTGCTTGGTCGTTGTTAAATCTAACCTTAAGAGTTCCACTTATGGAAGCAACATCTACAACTATTTTGTATAATTTACCACCTACAAAGTTAATATTTTGTAAAAGTTCATTTGCAGAGCCGTCACCTACATATATTGCAGTGTTATTGGAAAAAGTCCAATTACTACCACTAGATTGCCACCCAGTAGATGCGTCTGAAAAATCCCCATTAACAAGCAACTCTTTCCCAATCAAAGGGGCAGAATCAAAGGCAATAGTTCCATCACCCTCACTCATGTGCCACCAAGCGTGTAAATCGTTAAGCGTTACGCTTGAACTTGCGTTGTCAGTAACTAATTTTTGTGGGTTTGCGTAGTCAAAAGCAATGTCATCGATAGTAAATTCAGCACCATAGATTTGTAGGTCTGACATTTTAAATCTACCATGTGAGCCAAAACCTTTATAGGCTACATCGAAAGTATCAGAGATAGTATTCTTAGCAGTAGATGTAGTTAAAACAACTCTTTGCCACTCATTCTGTGCAAGAGTTACATAATTGCTGGATTCATAAGTATTACCTCTATAAACACCATCAACGTAAACACTAAAATCCATACCTCCAAAAGAGTCCTTTCTTAGCGTTAGATGGTTTAAATATAAAAACTTTGTTCCTTGTCCAGTACCCCCAAAATAAAAAAGCGTTTCTCCAGAAGCACTATGTGTAGGATAAATCCAAAAAGCAATAGTTTTAATATCTTTGCTTGATGGAAAAACTGTTTCTACTGAATCGTTACCATCAAAAACTAAAGCCTTTCCAGTCTTTAAAATAGCATTGTTATCGTTGCCAGATATGTCTGGGGTTTCTTGTGCGTATTCTTCAACGGATATGTTGTCTATGCTACCCTCAAAACCCCCAGTGCTGCCAGTGCTGCCATAAAATCGTAATGATTTATTACTACCACCAAATTCAAAAGTAGTTTCGTAAATTCCAGTTTGTAATTCAGTAGAACTAAATACATTGGAAAAAACACCAGCTGCACCTACATAGGCATAAACTCGAATATAACCATTTGTAACAGATGTTACTTCAAATTTAACTTTATATACTCTTCCTGATGTAAACCCATCAACGATTTGAGTTATCGGAGTGCTTGTTTCAAAAACTGCATTAGCAGTCCCCCCACTAATTTCCCAACCAGCACCTTTTTGCCAATTACTATCGGTAGCAAAATCGCCATTAGTAACCAAGTTCTCTCCCAATGGCTCTACCTTAGTAAAAGGCAACCACATCTTTAGACCAGCCCTTACAACGCTTTCTCCAACCCTACGGATTGCTCCTATTGTATTTTGAATTATGTTTAACATAATCCCCTATTTAAAATATAGCAATAATGTCGGTTGCAGTTGTAGCACTTGCTTTCACTCTCGTTACTTGCATAGGAACAAACGTACCAGTAGGTACTGCTTTAAGAGTAACCGTTGAGCCACCTAAAGTGATAACCTCAATATCTCCCCCAGTTCCAACGTATAAAGCTGCTGGATTGTTAAAGTCTGCACCAGTAATATCTGTGCTATCGCTTGGAGTTACGGCTACTGCTCTCGTTCCTTGTCTTACAATATTGTTAGTAGGCATTTTATCTTTGTTTAATGTTATATAATTAAATAGTAAATACTTCAAATTGTTTTATATAAAAAAACCCCCACGTTTGTGGAGGCTTTAATATTATTGAATTATAGTATTATCATGAGCCATCATCAACAGTAATAGTTGAAAAGTCAGCAAATGGTTCTCCAGCAGTAGTAGATGGGTCTACAATAACGGCAGCATCTTTTTCTCTACCAACTAAGGTTAGGTTATATCCGTTCATATCTCCGAACGCTTGACCTTTTCCTACGTTCCCACCAGTAACAGTCATTCCATTAAAAGCACCAGCTAAGAAAACTTTTCCGTTTCCACTAGCATCTAGGTTGTTGTCTTCTACAAAAACTTGGAACCTACCCTCTGTCAAAACTTTTAAAACTTGTAATTGAGTTTTATTTACGTTAGGCAAAGCCAACGATAAGGTTTGCTCAAAAAATACAGTTCCGTTTTCTTCACTTACTGTAATAGCCTCATCAAAACCAGAACTTTGTGGAATCAAAGCATACTTAAAAATAGTTGCCGTTCCAGAAACATCCGTAAGTTCTAAATCTGTAATAGTATAATTCCCTAAAGTGTTGTCGTTTGCGAAATATACGTTTCGAATACCACCGATTGATTCACGGCATTCTAAACCTCTTCCGTCTGATAATAAGCAAGCCATATTATATAGGGTTTTAAAAAGTAGGGGCTATTAAACCCCTACCTAAATTATTAATTATGCGTTGTAATAAACGATGTCGCCACCAGTAGCGAAACCAACACCAGCGTTATAACGCATCACAAGGTGTACGTTGTCTGAACCATCAATATTACTTTGGTCTAATAGTTTAACCTCTGCCATGTCAGATACTAAATCTGTTGCGAAGAACATATTAGATTTTCTTGCTGCAATAATACAGTCATCAGACATTCCTGGACACCAAGCCAAGTTTATTCCCTCGAAGTTAGCTTCTGTAACACCTACATGATACTTGTCTAAATAACCAGCTTGTGCTTGTGCAGAAACATATAGACGATAAGCCTTTGTACTCATGTACATAATTACATCCTCTTTTCCGTAAACGCTTGTTGGGATAGCATCTCTAACAACTCGTAATTGAGCAATAATGTTAGTTGAATCTAAAACTGCATGAGTTGGTTTTACTGCCCCAGAGCCAGCGTCTGCTAAAAGAGTTTCAAATCCAGCAAACTCTCCAGTTGTTGCAGCTACTCCAGTCCAGATAGATTTTTCAACCTCTTGACCTACTAACGCACCAGCATGAGAAATTACATACTCTTCAAAACTTGATGGTAGTGTAGCATCAACACCTACGTTCATAGATGCACCAGCGTACGTTGCCAACCAATCTTTCTTACAAAGTTTTTGGTTAAGTTGGTAGTTTCCTGGTGTTAGAGCCTTTTCAGTATAGTTTACATCTCCAGCAGCAGTAAAGTCGCAAGATGCATCAACTACGTTAGATGTAGATAAATCAAAACTCTTCAAGTTAACTTTGTACGATACGTTTGGTAAAACAGTTAGATAACCTTTTCCTAAAGTTTCTCCTGATAATAGAGAAGCAGAAATAAAACCAGCAGCTTCCTCGCCAGCATATTTCGGGTTTGTAATGTTTGTTGCCATTTTATTTATTTTTATGGATTAAATATTGTACTCTTTGTTGAGCCGTCAGTTTAGACAAATCAACATTTTCATTTACTTGTTTAAAATTACCCTCT